TGATGAAAAAAATGATTTCAATAATTTTGGTGACCAAAAAGCAGATGATGAAAAAGACAGTAATCAATCTGGTGAGGGTCAAGCAAAAAATAATAATGTAGAAGAAGAAAAAGAATCAAAAGGCGAAGCAAAGAAATTTGCTAAAGGTGCTGGTGGTGACGGTTCTCTAAAACAACTTAAATCTATTACAGACGATTCATTTACTCAGAAGCAAGAAGAATTACAAGATAATAAATCTAAAGGTTTTAGATATGGTAAGATACCTACTCCAAATCTTGGTAAAGATGGTAACTTAACATCTTGGAAAACTTTCCTTTCTGATATGGAAAAATACAAAGTTAAAAATTTAAAAGGTTATTCAGGTACTAAATCATATGTTGAATACCTTGATAGACAATTCAAAAAGTTTACTAAAGAAAACAAGAAAACAGTTATGTATCTTGTTAAAGAATTTGAAATGAAAAAAGCTGCAACTGCTTATAAGAGAGCAAGTACAGATAAAACTGGTATTATTGACCCTTTAAAACTGCCACAATATCAATACAATGAGGACATTTTTAAGAAATTAACAATCATTCCTGATGGTAAAAACCACGGTATGATGATGTTACTTGATTGGTCTGGTTCTATGTCAGATGTATTATTTAATACTGTAAAACAATTAATTAACCTTGTTGAGTTTTGTAGAAAAGTTAATATACCTTATGAAGTTTATTTCTTTACTAGTGAAAGAAATAGATATGATGAAGAAAAATCAACTAAAGGTTTTAATCACAATAAAGGTGATTGGTTATTTGAAGATTTCCACCTTGTAAATTGTTTATCTCACAGAATGAATAAGAAGCAAGCTGACCTTGCATTAAAAACTTTATATCACATGGGTTTATATTTTGATGATAGATACACATGGAATAGAAGAAACAGATTTGACCAAGACGCTGATGATTTAGCGGCTTCTAATACTTATGGTATACCAAGCAAATACTATCTTGGTAATACACCATTAAATGAGTCACTTATTTACATGGACAAATTGATACCAATGTTTAGAAAAAAATATGGTATTGAGAAGATGACATTTATTACACTTACAGACGGGTCTGGTAACTCTCCAAGAGGTAAGATTTTTGGTTCTAATGTTGATTCATATAGTGATGAAGAATATTACAGACAAAAAGTTTATCAGATTGGTAAATCAAAGTTTGTAGGTGATTACCACAATTTTACAAGTAACTTATTATCTCATTTACAAAAAACACACAAGTGTAATGTGATTGGTTTCTATGTAATCAAAAGAGTTAAAAGATGGGATATTGAAAAGTATATCAATAACTATAAAGACTATTCTGATAAGATTGGTCAGTATAACAAACTAAGAAAAGAATTGACTAGAGATAAAGCAATAGCTGTCAATGCTGATGGTTACAATAAATTCTTTATCCTTGACGGTAAAAAACTTGCTATAGAAAGCTTTGATATGCAAAATGTTGAAGTTAAGAAAGGAACACCGTCAGAGTTAAAAAGAATCTTTGGTAAATCAATGGCGAATCGATTGGTTTCCAGAGTAGTTTTAAACAAATTTATCAAGGAGGTTGCATAAAAATGGCAATTAATTTGATGATAACTGGGAAATCGTTACCTGGTAACGAAAAAAAAATGAAAAAAAGCGCCAATAACGCTTGCCTTTTACAGATTTCTCCTGTAGGATGGTACCATAATTAATAATGAAAAAGGACATAAACACTATGCTAAACACTAAACAACAAGAATTCGTTGACTTTGCTATTAAAAAGTTTGGTTCAAACGAATTGACTACTGCTCAATTAAAAGAAGCAAATGCCAATTTTGGTTGCAAGTATGCACCACAATGGTTAATCAAAAATACTGATTTTAAAATCGGTAAATCCTTATTTAAATTACCTACTGAGGGTGATATTGTTCAATCAACTGGAGAAGCTGAAAAAGTTTTGACTACTAAAGCGCCTGAAACTGAAACTGTATCAGAAGCTGCTTATGTAGTTTCATCTTTAACTGGCGATATCGTGCCTAAAAAAGACCCTGTGTTCGTATCATTCGGTAATTATCCTGATGTAAAATCAATTGTCAGGTCTAAAATGTTTTATCCTGTTTTTATCACAGGTCTTTCTGGTAACGGTAAGACTATGGGTGTTACTCAAGCGTGTGCTGAAAACAAAAGAGAATTAATCAGAGTAAACATTACAATCGAAACAGATGAAGATGATTTACTTGGTGGTTACAGACTTAGAGATGGTCAAACTGTTTGGCAGAATGGTCCTGTAATCGAAGCCATGGAGAGAGGTGCTATCTTATTGTTAGATGAGATTGACCTTGCTTCTAACAAAATCATGTGTCTTCAACCAATACTTGAAGGTTCAGGTGTCTTTGTTAAAAAGATTAACAAGTTTATAAAACCTGCTCATGGTTTCAATGTTATTGCTACTGCCAATACAAAAGGTCAAGGTAGTGATGACGGTAAGTTTATCGGTACTAATGTACTTAACGAAGCGTTCTTGGAAAGATTTCCAATTACCTTTGAACAAAGTTACCCTAAACCTGCTGTAGAAGAAAAGATTTTAAATTCTACACTAAAAGCTTCTGGTAAATCTGATAAAGATTTCTGTAAGAAGTTGGTAACATGGGCTGATGTAATCAGAAAAACCTACTTTGATGGTGGTGTTGATGAGATTATATCAACTAGAAGATTAGTCCACATCATTCAAGCGTATGCTATCTTTGGTAAAAAGATGAAAGCGGTTGAAGTCTGTACTAACAGATTTGATGATGACACAAAGAATTCATTTATTGAATTATATACAAAGGTTGACGCTGGCGCTACTGCTGAGCAGATTAGCGAAGAAGCTAGACAAGCGGATATGACTTCACAAATGGATGACAATGATAGTGAGTCAGATGACGATAGCGCCATCTAAATCTATCAATCATAGTGTAAGTCCTTGGTGGAGGGGTAGTGCCCTCCACCTTTCTTATACTGTTAAGAGAGGAGGTAATTTATGAGTATTAATGTAACTGTTAGAAATGGTAACCTTGAACAAGCTATGCGTGTACTAAAAAGAAAAGTACAAAAAGAAGGCATTGTTAAAGAGATGAGAGATAGACAATTCTACAAAAAGCCTTCCGAGATTAAACAGGAAAAGAAAAAAGAGGCAATAAAGAATTGGAAAAAGAAACAGAAAAAACTTGAAAAAGTTAGAGGGTTTTAGAGATTCCTACGCTGTGAAGTGTTATATATATTATGCTGGCGGTTCGTAAGACCAGTAGCGTAGGGAAGACCGACAGATTAATGTCGGGGTCGCAAGAGTTTGGTGGTTCTCTTTGAAAAAAAACCACCACTTTAAGGGTTGTGTCTTAATACACACAAGGTAGTCCACGGTTAGACTACACATATTCTGGCTCATTGGTCTTTGTAGCACTTTGAGTGATAGGCTTGGTAAGACAAGTTAGTATAAAGAGGGTGAGACCTACCTCTGCCAGTTTTTAATTTGAGGGCGCTAGCGTTAACTCAAATAGTGGATTGTTTCAGCATTTGCGCTTAGTTTCGCACCACTTAAAACAAACAAACTAAAGCTGCGAGTTAATGTTTTGGTAGTTTTAAACTCAAAAAAGAAAAACTACCACTTGAAATATGAAAAAAAGTGACTATATAAATAATAATGATATGCTCATAAGAGGTATCATAATTAAACTTTGCTTAAAAAAAGGAGGTTCTATATGACCAATCACAAAGCAATTCAATCAATTTTTACTGGACTAAAACCGTTTACGGTGGGGTTTGACGATATGTTCGAACATTTCGACCATATGGTTGACCATCTACCACACATGACGGCAGCTAATTCTTATCCACCATATGATATTGTAAAGACAGGTTCTTTAACATATGATATTCAGGTTGCATTAGCAGGTTATAGTAAAAAAGACATTTCTGTAAACTTTGAGGATAATATCCTTAAAATCGAATCAGTAAAATCTAAAGAAGAAAAAGAAGTTGAAGACAATAACGGAGTATTACACAAAGGTATTGCTAAACGAAGTTTCTCAAAAGGCTTTACTATAGCAGATGATGTAGAGGTAAAAGGTGCTGAATTAAAAGACGGACTTTTAAAAGTATCTTTAGAGAAAATTGTTCCAGACCATAAAAAGGCTAGAACAATTAATATAAAATAATGAAATTGAGTGGCCGTCCTAGGCTTGCCTTTGGCGGTCACTTACTATATAATGATAAACAAATGCGGAAATAGTTTAAAAGTAAAACACTTGGTTTCCAACCAGGAGAAGATTGGGCAGTACATTCTTTCCGCTCCAATTTTAATATGAGTAAAAATATATGATGAAACATAAAGTACCATTCGTAAAATTTAAAGTCCGAGAATTAGGCGAATGGGTTGAAAAAACAACAGATGACTTTTTTGGTGGCAAAAGAGTTGTAGTATTCGGATTACCTGGTGCATTTACACCTACTTGTTCAAGTAAACAATTACCAGGATATGAAACAAAATTTAATGAATTCAAAGAGAGAGGCATTGACGAGGTATATTGTGTATCAGTTAATGATTCTTTTGTAATGAATGCTTGGGCAGAAAAAGAACATATTGTAAATTGCAAAATGATTCCAGATGGCACAGGCGAGTTTTCAAGATTAATGGGAATGCTTGTCAATAAAAATGACAAAGGATTTGGTCAAAGGTCTTGGAGATATTCTATGGTTATAAATGATGGCATTGTTGAAGCGCTGTTTGAAGAACCTGGAAAATGTGATAATTTGACTAGTGACCCATATGGTGAATCATCACCAGAGAGTATGTTGAAATACTTGACAAATTAATAATAGGAGAATATATAATGAATCTTTCAACGAATACAATTGATGTATTGAAAAACTTTTCAGCAATTAATCAAAACATTTTGGTTAAACCTGGTAAGACAGTACAAACAATTTCTACAATGAAGAACATCTTGGCTGAAGCTGAGATTTCAGAGGAGTTTGGTAGTGAGTTTGCTATCTATGACTTGCCTGAATTTTTGAGGTCTATTGATTTGTTTGATAGTCCAACTCTAAATTTTAATGGTGGTTCTAATGTTACCATTAATGAAGAAAAGTCTAAACAGAATATTAAATATTTCTTTGCAGACAAATCAGTTATTGTTTCACCAACAAAATCAATTACAATGCCAGATAACTTTGTATCGTTTACCTTTAAAAAGGAAAACTTTGCAAAACTTATGAAAGCGGCTACTACATTGAATTTGATTGATGTTGCAGTTATTGGTAATGGTAGTAAAATACATATGGTTGCTACTGACAAGAAAAACAAATCATCAAATGAATACTCAATTGATGTAGGCGAAACTGATAAAACCTTTAAGGCTTATTTTAAAGTAGAAAACTTTAAGATGATTACAGATGATTATGATGTTGCTATATCTTCACAAAAGATTAGTCACTTTGTAAACAGAAATAAAAAAGTACAATATTGGATTGCACTTGAGCCAGATAGTGAATTTTAAATTATGAGGAATATATCATGTCAGACTACCTATGGGTTGAAAAATACCGACCAAAAACTATTGAAGATTGTATCTTATCACAAGATATAAAAGAAACCTTTAGTCAGTTTTTAAAACAAAAAGAAATACCTAACTTACTTTTATCAGGTACGGCAGGCACCGGTAAGACTACCGTTGCTCGTGCATTGTGTGAAGAATTAGGCGCTGATTATATTATAATCAATGGGTCAGACGAAGGCCGTCAAATAGATACATTACGAAACAAGATTAAGAATTTTGCTAGTACAGTATCACTTACCGAAGACGCCAATCACAAAGTTGTAATTATAGACGAAGCAGATTATATGAATGCTGATAGTGTTCAACCTGCCTTGCGTAATTTTATAGAAACTTTTTATAACAATTGTCGTTTTATATTTACCTGTAATTATAAGAATAAGATTATACCTGCTTTACATAGTAGATGTACTGTTATTGATTTTGCTATTAAGAATGGTCAAAAGGTAAAAACTGCTAAATCATTTATGGAAAGAATGTCTGGTCTATTGACAGATGAAGGCATTGAATTTGATAAAAAGGTATTAGCAGAATTAATACAGAAATATTATCCTGATTTTCGTAGAACTATAAATGAACTACAAAGATATTCTGTAAGAGGTAAGATTGATAGTGGTATATTGTTTAGTCTATCAGAGGCAAATACTAAAGAACTTGTAAAAACATTAAAAGATAAAAAGTTTAATGATATGAGAAAGTGGGTTGTTCAGAATATTGATAAAGAACCAGCTTCTCTTTTTAGAGGTATCTATGATAGTATGTACGATTCACTTGATAGTAAATCAGTACCACAAGCAATTTTAATTATTGCTGGTTATCAGTACAAGGCAGCTTTTGTTGCAGACCATGAGATTAATATGGTCGCTTGTTTAACTGAGATTATGGCCAGTTGTAAATTTAAATAATGATAAGCGGGTGTAGCTCAGTAGTAGAGCAATTCGTTGCCAACGAATAGGTCGCAGGTGCGAATCCTGTCACCCGCTCCAACATTGATTGGAATATATTATGTATGAATTAAAAGATTATCTCAATGCAATAAACTTTGAGAAGAAACCTTTGTTAGATACCGAGGACCTAACATGGGAAAAGAAGTATCCTCCCTTTATTGTCAACAAGTGTTTATCTATGCACTATGACACTATTGCTCAAGCAAATGAAATGAATGGTTTCCATTTCTTAGATAAGAAACTACAATTTCATTTTTACATAAATAGTATAAGAAAAGCAAAGCGATTTGGTGGCAAGTGGTTATCACAGGCCAAATTGAAAAATATACAGTATGTAAAAGAGTATTATGGTTATAGTAATGAGAAAGCTAAAGAGGCTCTAAGCATACTAAACGACAAACAACTTGAAGATATAAAAATTAGCCTTTCAAAAGGCGGGAGAAAAAGAAAATGAGCGAAGAAATATCATGGTCGGCTGAAGATATGCTAGAGGTTACTATCAAGCAACCAGACGACTTTTTAAAAGTTAGAGAAACCTTAACAAGAATTGGTGTAGCAAGTAGAAAAGACAAGACTTTATACCAATCATGTCACATTTTACACAAACAAGGTAAGTATTACATAGTACATTTTAAAGAACTATTTGCCTTAGACGGTAAAAAAGCAACACTTGTTGAGAATGATATACAAAGACGAAATACAATTGCCATTCTATTACAAGATTGGAGTTTAATTGAAATCGTACAACCACAAAACGCTGAAAATAAAGCGCCATTAAGTCAAATAAAAGTATTACCTTTTAAAGAAAAGAAAGAGTGGACTTTATCTGCCAAATATAATATTGGTAAAAAAATTGATGAAACAACTGAGAGTGCCAAACAATAAATGCTTGTACCACAATTTAAACAATTCATAGGCGAAGAAAAGGAAGAGAAACCGTTTTTAAGGTTACTCATTGTTACAGATGAGCCAGATAACGCAAAAGAATTCCATACTGCCGATAGATTAAAAGAAGAATGTGATAAGTTAAATTATCCATATTACTTGTTTAAATTAACAGGTGGTTATACAACTTTAGAGGACGGTGTTCGTAGATTTCATAATAAAGATGATAAAAAAGGTTTTGAAGTAGGCGCAATGACAGTTGCTATTATTCGTGGTAGTATTAGTAGAAAAGATAGTTGGTTAGATTTTGTATCAATACTTGAAAGAGCAAATGCAACACTTGTAAATCCTAGAACTACAATTAATATGTGTGCTGACAAATATAGAACAGCATTAAGACTTGCAGATTATGGGTTAACACAACCACAAACAAAGTTAATTAATGACCATGAAAAATCAAATGAGATAGTTGATAAATCTGGTATAAAATTTCCTTTGATTATGAAAACCCTTAGAGGTAGTAAAGGTGTTGGTGTTTTATTTGTTGATA